CCCATGGGGCCCATGGGACCCACCGGCCCCCAAGGGCCTTCCGGTTCGGCCCCATCTGGAACACGTGGGAGCTTCGTCTTCTTAGACGGAGCTGGTGGAACGGTCTCAACTGCTAATGTCTTTATATCAACGAGCAACACGATAGGATTAGGGACGACGAGCCCAACAGCCAACCTCCATGTCATAGGTAACATATATGCCTCCAATGCACTCCAGACGACCGATATCTTCTCCACCAGTCTGAATGTCACTTCAATTTCCAACCTAAATTCTGTCGTGACACCAAGTGCTAATATCACGACACTAAACGTCACTTCAATTTCCAACCTAAATACTTTGGTACTCAGGAACAACATTTTTGCATCAAATGCCCTTCAGACCACCAACATCATCTGCAGCGCCCTGAATGTCACTTCAATTTCCAACCTAAATTCTGTCGTAACCCCAAGTGCTAATATCACGACACTAAACGTCACTTCAATTTCCAACCTAAATACTTTGGTACTCAGGAACAACATTTTCGCCTCGAACGCCATAACCACAACAAATATCATCGCGTCGAACGTCACGACCACTGGAAGATTAGAGGCTGATTCAACGTGGATTTTGGGAGTAAGTGGAACAACTCAGAGAAATTTTCGTACAGGACGCGTTACGGGGCTGTCCGTCAGCAACACAGTCCAAGATACCGCAACGGTCACATTCGGATACACGGCCGCGAGTACAGCTTATAGAGTAATAGCAACTACTGACGGAGGATCATCAGGATTTCCTTTTACAGCCTCTGTGTGTAATAAAACAACAACAACATTTGATGTTAGAGTTGTAAAGTTTCTCAACTCGGGCACTTCGTCAGTAGCGGTTGATTGGATTTTGATAGAATAAACTCGCTTAGAATAGTAAATGGCAGACGACTCACAGGCCATCAAATACGTGTATGTGGATTCAACAAACCGTGACACGGCTCTTTATCCAAGCGCCAACTCATATACTCTTCATCTGACCAACCCTCTCCACTCGGTGGTCCAGGTTGATCTGGTGAATGCCAAGGTGCCGAACACCATGTACAACCTTACCGACGGATCTAACGTCTTCGTCTGGACCAACACCTCGAATGTCCTAGCACCTCTGACATCAAATGTCAGTATCGCTCCCGGCTTTTACTCCACTTGGACCCTTGCTCAGGCCCTTACGGCATCTGGGGGCTACCTGTTCTGCGTCGAGTATCTCGAGGCCGAAGGCAAGTACCTGATCTCCAGTAACGTTGCTGCATTCACTGTCCAGGCCACCACCTCAGAGATGCGGACCATGCTCGGCATATCCTCCGGAACCAAGTCAAGCTTCCTGTATTCTTCGGATCCAATTTACAATCAAAATTTGAATTACATTGGGAAAAGTCTTTACAAAACCTCCAAGATTTCCAACATGTCTCTGAATGAGTCGGTCTTCCTGGATATAGACGAGTTCAGGACAACGAGTGTTCTTGATGCCAAGAAGATGGTGGGTCCGACGACCGACGGACAGTCTATTCGAAGCACTTTCGGTATGATCCCCATGGACGTGCCTTCTGGACAGATCAAGAACTTCAAAGAGTCTGGTGACTACAATCAATTCATCCAATTTGATTCCCCAATTTCCAAGGTCTCGAGGCTGACTATTCGATGGACTGATGCACGTGGTCAGTTGCTTAATTTTCAGGATTTCAATTTGAATTCATTTACGCTGAGAATTCACTGCGAGTATCCAAAGGAGCCAAAGCCACCCCCACCACCTCCTGTGACGATGGTTGAGCTGCGGCGCATCCTGGATGACATGATTACTGTCCAGAAACCAAAAGAGGTTGCGCGGCCTCTTGTGGGTCGTTGGACCCTGATTATTCTTTTTGTAGTTTTTATTGCTGGATTCCTGATTTACAGGGCTACGCGGCCCGCCGTGCCCGTGGCTCCTGTGGTCGCTCCTCAATTCAGACCAGTGCGTAGTGTTTAGCGGGTCACCGCATAGACTGGCGAGCTGGGCTCGTTGATCTTGACGTTGGTGACCAGGGTCTTCAGGACCATATACACGAGGATGGACAGCAGGGTGGTGAAGAGGGCGGACAGCACGTAGTACTGGCCACCGTTCTTGCTCACCTGCACCACCTGGGAGATCATGAAGCGGACGGCGTCCATCCACGCCACTGCGGCGGCGAAGGAGAAGCCTGCCACGATGGAGTTCAGGGACTGCTGCTCGAGCTGGAGGGCGACGGAACCGATAACACCTGCCATATGTACTATTTGTCTGGAAAAAAATTTTCGTCTGGGTCATCCTCTTCGAACTCTTCCTCCTGGAGTATGACTGAATATTTCACCTTGGGCGGTAGGGGATCCTCCTCTTCATCATCTTCTACATCCTCGAATACTGTGAATTTCTTGGATGGCTCGTATCCTTCAACATCCATCCGCTGTTTTAAACCTCTATTTTATCAACTGCATTCTTCAGCATTCTGTCGAGTGGCGATTCTGGCTCCCATGCTTCCCATGTGTCTGCACACTCATTCATCTTGACTGGAAGCTCCTCCTCTGTGCCCTCATACCGCCTGAAAGGCTCCTCTTCCTCTTCGTCGCCTGACGCCGTCTCCCAGCCATCCTCCGAGTCCTCTTCAGAGTCCTCCTCCTCGTAAATTTCTGGGTAAATTGATCCCTGCTGTTTGCCGGCAATAGTCCTGCTGGCATACATGAGGCCGTACCGCATGTCCGTTGATGTCACACAGTCCCGGCCTGTAGCCTTGGCATAGTGGGCGGCGAGCACGACGGCCGCCTCCATCACCGGGCGAAGCAAATCATCAGCCGCCTCAAGGAGCGATGCCATTGTTTAATATGCCCGCCTCTTCGTTATTAGGGAACAAAACGCGATCATCCTTTAGGAAATTATAATTCACCGCATAGACCCTGATGAAACGGGCCTGGGCGCTTGGATTCATATTTAGTTCCAAAATTTGGTTGAAAATTCTAGACATGTTAATCTGGCCAGTGGGTACTTCTCCGTCTGGGTCTATACTGAATGAGTACATATAGAACTTGCGGTCTGGCACTCGGGTGTGAAACTCCATGGGCTGGATCACCCTAAGGAACAGTGGGGTTCCGATTTCCCTGGTAATTCGTTCAACCCCGTTGAATTTCAAAACTAAACTGGAAAGCTGTTCGGTCGTCCCATTCACCCACGCCTGTGTCGTCAAATTGAAAGCTCCATTCGTCGTAAAGTCAAAGCCAAAAGCTCCTACATTCTGGATGACCACAAAGATCTCCTTGACGAGATTCATAAAGCCCAAGTTGCACCGGACATTATTTATGCCCTGAGGGGCTATGAATTCGACACGCTGCACCTGCTCTATGAGCTGCATGTCACGCTTGAGGGGCTCCGACAGATAGACGTACTCGACGAGTAGCGACATATCAATCTCACCTGTATAGACGAATACTGGGTACGAAAACTCATTTGAATTTTTGAGCATAATTTTGAGGTTAATTACATTGTTCCCAATTTCAAACCCCTTTTTGAGGCACGTGAATGGGAGTGGGATGTTGTATGTTGCGTTTAGACCTGTTGAGGTCAAGGGATAGACCTTGGCTGTAAGATACTGGAGCGTCGTCTGTTTTCCTGCTGGAACCCTTATGTCATTCATCATCTCCATGTATTCGCCGTACAAGCGCTCGACGAGTTGGGAGTTGCTATAGAGTTCAACGTACTCAATCATGTAATTCATGGCCGAGTCGCACACGGATGGGATGGGAGGGGAGTTCAGACGGAGATATATGGCGGACACGAGGTCCCCACGCTTCTGAATATCCACAGCCGTCTCCTGACCGAATCTCACTTGGGAATCGAACGAAATAACCTCGAGTCTTTTTGCAAATGGAATTGATGTAGAGTATCGTTCTATGAAATAGGTCATTTCAGGATTTCCGACCAACATGACGTCATCGGCTCCAAGGTAGGCGAGGGTTGCACGTCCCGCCATTCTACTACTAATTCTCAATTAAAAATTGAAGAGCAAACCGGCGAGGCCATTCTCAATTCTTAGGAGATTATAACTGATGGCATATACTCGGATGTTTCGAGTGTTGCTATAGGGTGAGGTGGTTATCTCGAGGACCTTGTCCTTGATGCGGCTCATGTTAATTGACCCTGTTGGCCTTGGATTCATGGGGTCGCGTGCAAACGAGTAAAGGTAGAACTTGCGTCTTGGAGCGAAGAGAAAGTTGTTGAAAGCTTCAATATATTGGAGGTAACCGGCATCGACGACCTGTCTGCTGAGGAAATCCTGACCGTTGAAGCTGAGGGCTATATTCTGAAGGCCGTTATCTCCATAGTCATAGACTGGGGCATTTGAATTCTGAATTACAATGTAAATTTCACGGACTGGATTGAGGAAAGGGAGATCGAAGCGCCCCGTGGTGAAACCAACAGGCACCTGAAAAGTCGTCACCTGGGTTTGGGTGATGAGGTAGTCGAGACGATTTTTTCTCATCCACACAACTTCGGGTTCCGAGAGATAAGCGTACTCCACTATGACAGTGGCGCTCACATCAGCCTGGACGTTTGCAATATTGGACACATAGGTCAAGTCCCTGAATGGTCTGAATGTGATCTGAAGCTCGAGATCCTGCCGATCAAGTGCTGCGACGGGTATAGACAATTCCGTATTTCCGTAGAAAAAGAAGGGTAAATTTGTGTAGTATGTTCGACCAGGATCATACACGTTCGAATAGTCGAGTTTCCCTGTGAGGAGGGTCAAACCAGGCTGTTGCTCGTATGGCACATAGAGATCGTTATAGAGCTCTATAGCCTCGCCCGACAGGCTCTGCACGAGCTGACCTCCGATGCGCAGGTCAGCCTGCTTGATAAGGTGGGTCCCCACTGAATCCACATAGTTGTAAATGTCAATGACGTTACTGGCGAGTGGGCCAAATGACAGGAAGGTGTTGGAAAACACCGTCACCGTGCTCGCTCCAGTGACGGTCGTGTAGCCTATGCTCACGACGTTAGGTGCTGCGATAGAGGCTGAAGCGATGTAGTAATGGACCGCCATGGAGTAAGGGGGCAAAAGACCAACTCCGACTGGATAAATCTGATTTCCAAAACGAATTGAGGAAAGGGCCTCGTTTGTGCAAATAACAGCCTGAAGGAGGTACAGGCCAGCCACCGAGAAGTTGAGATTTCCTCCAACCAAGCTGAAATTTGCAGGTGATCCGACTGGAGCCAGAAAGCCTGCATTTAATGGAAGATTTCCATTGAGCGCCAAAAAGGAACTACCCGTGGCAACTGAAAACATGAGGCCATTTTCTGGATAGGACGCCGATGGGGACTGTGAAGTGTTCTGCACAAAGGTCACGTAGCTCACATTTGAACCTAAAATTGAATCGGATGTTTGGACCCCTGAAGAATTTTGGAACGAAATATCCATGTAGTATGTGTCTGCGATTGATATGACCGTGACGGGCATAGTAAAGTCGAAAGACGGGTAAGCGTACGTTCCAAAGTAAGTTGTGTAGTTATAAAGCAGGGTCCCGGTTGAACGCGCGCCTTTGTAGAGTTTGACCGTCACAAGAATTGTGTTTGTGAGGGATAGAACTGCCGTGACGAGGAATGTGCCCACCTTATTGAAGGTGAATGTGTTGCTAGACTGCAAGCTCACGAGATTGGACGTGCTTGATTGGGGTGGGTAAGAAACGAAACTGTTTAGACCAAGCTCAGTTCCAGTAGGTGCTGAAGGTGGTGACATGATGAAGAACTGGTCGAGAGGGCCGATACTCAGCTGAGACCCTGCGAGGATCTTCGATATAGGCTGCCCAGATGAGTCGAATGTACGAATGTCTATATAGGCGTAAATGAGTTGGCCTACTGGCACCGTGATATTGAAAGGTATAGTGAATGTAGGTGTTGGATTTGATGAAGTTGAGAAAATGTGCTCGACGAGAAACGTGGCGACACCGGGATGCGCGTCGGTCGTCGTCACACCTATACCTATTGAATAAACAGAGTACTCGGCTTGGATACTCCCTCGAAGAGCGTATGTACCGCTCTGAATAAACTGAACCAAACCACCTGGACTGGGGTACGAAAAAGAAGAGCCTGCAACAGTGGCGATGAAACTCTGCCTTGCTATATTGAAAAATGTGTATTGGGCCGATAAATCTCCAGCTCTCGTAAAGAGAGGGAACAGGGCCGATGCAGGCGTGATATTTGAAGTCACTGCGAAAAATAGACCAGCGCGCTTTTCTGCAGTGGGCAAGCCCGAACCACGCGCCCACCCTCCCTGCTCGAGTGTGAATTGAGACAGATTACTCACAAGGACCTGACTTGAAATGTAATTTATATTTCCATCAGGATAGATGTTTGAAAAGTTCTTTGGGTCGAGGCCCCAGAATGGCGCCATGGACGGTTCAACCGTAATATTCGAGGTTGTCGAGAAATTCCATCTATTTAGATTTGCATTGTAATAAATCTTTGACGCGAGTGTAGGTCCAGTGTATGGTGCTGGAGCAGCCACCTGCATCCACTGCTGCTGCGACTGAAGGTTAGTCGAGTAGTATGCGATACCCACCGTTGGCGCGCGAATAAAGACGCCATCGACCACAATTCTGGGATAAAATCCAGACTCGGATGCGGGAGCTGGCCAGTTCCATTCTGAACCAGGGTTCTTTAAGAATGGCATATTCGTTTTTAAAGTTAATCCTTTGACGACGTCCCCTTTGAAAGGAATCTTGCACGTCTGGATAGAGTCGAAGTAGATCTTCGAACCGTTAAAGGGTATGTCGTAGGCTTGGAGCACAAAGGGGGTGTTTCTCGAGTACAGGCCAGAGAAGTAGGTGACACTAGGCTTGCCCGTCACTAGGGCGTCCTGTTGCCCTATTGCAGCCAGCTGTATATACCCAGCCGACATTCTACTAATAATCAACTAAATTCTTTTAACTTTACATCCGCGTCCAATTTTGAATTGAAATTTGAATGTGTAAAATAGGATGAGTACTATTAGTCTCAAAAAGTTTGACCCTGCGAAGATGCGGGACGACCGGGTTTGTGTCTTTATAGGTAAGCGCGGTACAGGTAAATCCACTCTCGTGACGGACATCCTGTGGCACAAGCGGAACATCCCCGCTGGGATCGCCATGTCCGGTACGGAGGACGGGAACGGTCACTACAAGCAGTTTATCCCCGACCTATTTGTGTATAATGACTACAACCGAGAGGCTATCGAGCGTATCATGGACCGCCAGAAGAAGATTGCGGCGCGGGTGGGCAAGGAGCGCCTGCCACCAGTCTTCATCCTGATGGACGATTGCATGTACGACAGGAGCTTCATGCGCGACACCGTGATCCGCAGTCTCTTTATGAATGGCCGCCACTGGAATATCTTCTTTATGATGACGACGCAGTACGTCATGGACATGACCCCTATGATCCGATCCAATACGGACTACGTGTTTGTCCTGCGTGACAATGTCAAGCAGAATCGAGAGAATCTCTACAAGTGCTTTTTTGGTATGTTCCCCACCTTCGACTCTTTCTGCCAGGTGATGGACTCTTGCACGGAGAATTATGAGTGTCTCGTACTCGACACCACGTGCAAGACTAATAAGATCCAGGACATGGTCTTCTGGTACAAGGCTCCAATACGCAAGAATTTCAGGGTCGGCGGGCCCTCTTTCTGGCAGTTTCATCAGCGCCACTACAATCCACGGCACGTCTCGGCACCGCCACCTGGTACGGTTCAGAGATCTCGGGGCGCGCCAACCGTCACTGTAAAGAAAGTCAAGTAAGGGTAAATGATGTCATATGACCCAAATGCAGGACTAGACATCTCTCAACCAATTCCAGATGAAAATAAGAAGGGCCCCCCGACAGGTCTTCTCGCTGATCCAGCGCAATTGTCACCAGAAAATAAAGTTGAGGAATCTCAAATGGCTGATTTTTCGACCCCAATTGAAGAGGTTATGGCGGGCCCTGGCCAGATGATGCAGGATGAGGTGATGGGTCCCCCATCCATGCCCAAGTCTGGAAATAAGCGCACTTCCCGCAGCGAGGGTGGTGGCAAGGCGTCCAAGAACCCCTTTGGTCTGACTGACGAGCAGTTCCAGGCCGCACTGGCAGGAGTTGCCGCGGTCATTGCCTACTCCAAGCCAGTCCAGGAGCGCCTTTCGACAACCGTGCCCAAGTTCCTCGGAGAGTCTGGTGAGATGTCCGTCACGGGAATGGTCGTCACTGCCCTCGTTGCTGCAATTCTGTTCTATTTTGCAAAGAAATTCCTTGATGAGCGAGCTTAGTCCTTGACCTCCTTCCCACAGTACTCCTTGATACCAACTGGATTATAGACGCCAATCTCCTTGCAAACCTGCCTTAGGTCCTTGAAATTGTTCCAAAAATTCTTTGAATGATCGTATTCAGTGACGGTCATGTGAGCTAGCTCGTGTAGAAACACATACATGGCCGAGTCTATATCCTCACCATCAATGCAAATGTAAATTTCGTACCCCTTATTCACATTGCTTCCCACTATACCCGAGCTCTTGTCGGTTCCGGTAATGATGGCCCTCTTCGTGCATATCCTCTTCCACCTGGCGTCGGCTGGAAGGTTGCTGCGTATGACGTCGTATCTCCGCTTAATTTCAGTCAGTAATTCAGGTTCTTTAAGAGACCTGACGGCCTCGAACAGGAGGAAGACCCCTGCACCGAGAAGGACGAACCCACTCATCTAGAATTACTCAGTATTTTTTACGGAACACGAATGTCGTGTATATGTCCGACACGTGACCGTTGGGTTCCTTGAGCATGGGTTCCCACTTGAGGGTTATGAAGCCCGCCTCACTCATTGCCTTGAGGAATACTTTTTGATCCAAAATTGGTTCCTCTTTTGGGCCATCTGCGTAGAAAGGACCGTCTATCAGTCTGACGCTGAGGGTCTGGTGGTCTTTCTTCTCAAGAGTGTTTCCTAATGGGTCTGTAAATTTAGAATCAAAATTCATTCTGGATCCATCAGGGGTGATACCTATGACCAACCCACCCTTCCGGACAGCCTTGCTCAGAGCCTGGATTGAATTTTGAAGTAAAATTGGAGACGCGAAAATATAGTGAATAGAAAAGTTGTAGCAGATGACGTCAAAGGGGCCTTCTGCCACTGCGTCCTCTATAGTGCCCGGGCCTATGATGGTGATGGGGGCGCCCACCGTCTTGAGGCGCTGACTAGCCTCTGCGAGGGCGTCGGCGTCTGGGTCGATAGCCACAACCGTGGCCTTGACGTCCTTCCACTTCCACCAGTCGCCGCCACGCCCGCAGCCACAATCGAGAACTAGGTCACCTGGTTTGACCCATTTCTTGATGAGGTTCTTCTTCATCAAGTTGTGAAGCTGACGTATTTGATCCATACATGTTGAGAGTCTGAAATCCTTAGGCTGGTCACAAGACCTAAATTTTACTTAAAGGTTCTGAGACATTCTATTGTAATGGGTTCTCTAGAGACAGATTACATCACTGTTCCAGGTCAGCTGTTTGCATGCGTGAGCTTCGTGGGTCCAGATCAGCCACAGAAGAATGAGCTTCTTGGTATGAAGATTCGTGGGTGCTTTTCGACCCGTGATGAGGCATCTAGCCACGCCAAGCGTCTTCAGAAGGAGGATGCAACTTTCGACATTTATGTCGTTGATATGTACAAGTGGCTTCTGATTCCACCAAAGCGCGATATGATTGATGATGTTCATTATGCCAATGACAAGCTCGAGGAGATTATGGCAAAGTACAAGGAGAACCAGGCCCAGGCGGCGGCACTGTTCGAGAAGCGCAAGCGCGACTCGGTGGCCAAGCCAATTGGTTCAGGCGAGTTTCCGTACATCGACCCATCAGACGAGAACTCGAAGTTCTATACCAAGCCGGATGTCCCCCCCATCCCTCACCCTGCCGAGTATATTGATGACCTGAAGAAGGAGCATCCAGACCTGTCAATTGAGGAGATTGTGAAGATGGCTGACCAGAAGGTCGAGGAGGAGATCCAGCGCCGCAAGGCGGCCGAGGAGTCCCTGCCAACAATTTCTGAGTAAATTATATAAATGTTGGGGACTTTGATCGGACTGACGATCATAGCCCTACTGCTGTGGCTGGCATACGTTCGGATACCTAAACTATGCCCACCAGCACCCATTTCCAAGTCTGTTCCGGCCTATGGCGAGCAATCGTATTATGAGGCCGTACCAGGCGTGGGGAAACCCGACAACCAGTACGAGCTTTTTCGTGATATGGAACCCAATACACAGGTTAGAGAGAACCCGTGGATTGGTGTCTTGCAACAGGACCTGACCAAGGAGAGGACAGGTGATATTGGAACTTTTTCGGGCACTGACTCGAA